GCCTGCTTTTGGCAGGCCTAAGGAGGCATAGTCTATCGACTAGCAGATCAGATAAGGCTCTGACCACAGCCATGTGGAATGAGGAAGTTTGGTTTGCGTCGAATAGGTAAAACCTCTCCGAGAAGCAAGCTCCAAAGCATTATAAGTAATTAAGAAGTTATGATGATTATTCATCATATACATCTTCACTACTTGATAATGCCACATTCCTCTGAGTATCAAGCTCAAGAATTAACTTCTCTAACTTGTTACTCAGGTAGGCCCTTGCCCGTTGAGTCTTCGAGTGATTTGACATATTCAAGACCTTTGATATATCATTAGGAAGAAGTGTAAAGTCTTTAAGACTAACCTTCATCTTATAATATTTCTCAGTTTCTTGAATAGGGTCACTTGATACAGAATATTCAACCTGAGATAAGCTTGATGCAATCTTATGCAAAATGCTTATCAATGGATGGTATCCTATATCAGGATTATCACTTTTGAATTTTTGATAATAATCACCCTGAGCGTAGGTATTGTACCCCTTGATTTGTTTAACAATGTTATTATGGATGAACTCCATAGTGACATGTATAAACAATTCAAGTATGTACTGTACCTTAAAATCTTCAGATGTTGAACATCCGAGATTTCATGTCTCAGAGTTGATATATTTATCAAGTTTTCAATGAAAATCAACATGCCAGTTATCTTTTCAAGGATTGATTGAGTAGTAGTACTTGTTAACTAACTTTGTTAGGTAATAAGCCTTTCTACTTGGTCATCCTTTAAAGAGACTAGCACAAAGTGCACTTCTTGCACTTTGGGCAGAGAAACGTCAACCTCTATCTTCACATTGGTCGATGAAACCAACTATGTCTCAGTATTGAGACTTAGCATGTTTTAACTGACCAATGGGGAGTGGAGATCATTCTTCACCATTAATGAAAAATCTTTTTGCAAATTCAAAAGAAGTTTTACTTCTTAATGTTTTTGACAAATTGATTTCCATTCCTAGTGATTCAATAATCTCTTTATAATGAGTTGACGGTTCAGTACCAGATATCACTATATCATCACCTAATAGTATATATGAATCATTTGGAGAATTACTTCTCCTTAATGACTCATACACTATGAGATGATGTGTAAGTGATAAGAGTGCCCATGATGCATAAGCTCCCATTGGCTGACCAACAC